AAAACAAACAGGCAAAATATTTGACCAGATAACTATTGAAGGAATAATTGAACAATATATTTTAACCTGCTATAATCCTGCACAAGTATATGATGTTAAAAATGTAATTCATTTTAACGACATCAATATTTCTAATGTAGGAAATTCTATTATTGGCTCATCCCGTTTTGAAAATCTTAAATACCCTATTACAAATACGCAGTTAGCCTTTGAGGCTATGAACGTAATTTTAAAATCACGTGGGATGCAAGGTATTATAAAGCATAACAGCAAAGACGCACAGGGTTCCCAAATTCCAGTAACACCAGATGCAAAGGCGGAGGTCGATAAAACATTCAAAAAAGAATATGGCGTTTTAGAAGATCAGAACCAGTTTTTAATTGTCAATGCAGATATTGAGTATATAAAAACCATTATGAACTCATCTGAGCTAGGGATATATGATGAATTTTCAAACAACGCTAATATAATTTGTAACGGGTTCGGCGTGCCTCCAGAATTATATAAGACACATAAGAATAACCCTACCTACGAAAACCAAGTACAGGCCGAAAGGCGAATGTACCAAGGTACTATAATTCCTATTGTAAACAATGAAGATGCTTACTGGACAGAACGTTTACAGATGCGTAAATATGGCTTTGAAATAAAGACAAGTTTTAAGCATATTGCAGCCTTACAGGAAAATTATAAAGATTTGGCTAGTTCATTGACAATGAATGTTAATTCGGCAAATAAGGCATATAATGATGATATTATTACATATAATGAATATCGTGAAATGATAGGATTAGAAACAGTTCCCGATGGTGATAAATTGAAATCAGAAAGAATAAAAATTTCTATTGTTGAACAAGAACAAATACCAGCATTATGAGATTAGGTATAATAAAAATAAGCGATTCATATTTTCATGAAGGAAATATTTTAGAATTATTGCCGATGTTCACAAAATTTATTCCTATTCACATTGACAATAGGCCATATTATAGAGATTATTTATACACAGGTATTAGCAATGATTTTGAAGATATTCAAGAAGGAATAGAGATTCCTGTTTATGACTGTAAAATAACTACTAATGATAATAGAGAAATTATTAAAGTAGAATTTATAAAAACTATATGAAACCGACTAAAGAAGAGATTAAAAAAATTAAAGAGTTGAAGAAAAAACAACTCAATGAAAAAGAACTTATTAAAAAATAGACATGGAATACTATAACGGCAAAGAGTTTTCAACTCGAAAAGAAATGTATGATTTTATTGTAAAAAATAGAATTGATATAATTGCCCAAAAAAAAGCAATAAAGAAAACTGTTGATTGTGGGATTATCGTACACCCCGTTTTAGTTAAAGAAAATAATATTCAACAAAATAAAGCATTGTCCGATGATACAAAAATTGACATTGAAGCATTAAAACAATTAAGAGCTATTGTTATAATTAATACGACAAATTATTTTGACAAACATAGGGACGTGCATATCCCCGGATTATGGGATAAAAGTTTGCGTGAAAATAAATTCATTATGCATGTTCAGGAACACGATTCATATGAATTTGAGAAAATTATATCAAGTGGTAAGGATTTAAAAGCTTATGTTAAAAAATACACATGGGCAGAACTCGGGTATCCTTACGAAGGAACGACAGAGGGATTGACGTTCGATTCTTTAATAAGAAAAGAGCGTAATGAATTTATGCTTAAACAATATGCTTATGGATGGGTTGTTAACCATTCAGTTGGTATGCGTTATATTAAGATGGATTATGCTTTTAACGATGAAAATTACCCAAATGAATATGAAGCTTGGAAAAAATACTATCCCCAGATTGCAAATAAAGATGAAGTTGATGAAGTTGGCATGTTTTGCTATGTATTAGAAGCAAAATGTATTGAAGGGTCGGCTGTTCCAATGGGGAGTAATTCTGCAACGCCAACATTAATAACAGAAACAACAAATGTAAAGTGTTTAAATTGCAATAAAGAATTTGATTATAATTCCGTCCCTGAAAAAGGAATGGGTTATGTCGAATGTCCAAATTGCAAATCGGTAGTAACACAAAAAACAAATATCCAGCCGCATAAAAGCACTGGGAAACAAATAGAGCCGCCAGTTGAGGCACTCAAAATAATTGATTATATTTTTTTAAAACAAGGCGTTAAACAATTAAAAAGAAATTAAAATGACAGAACAAGAAAAACAAGCATTGCAGGAAAAAGAAGCTTTGCTAAATGAAATAAAAAGTTTAATTACGGATTCTACAAAAGAAATTGTAACCGAAAAAACTTTAAATGCCAGAATTGAAGCGATCAATAAAAAAATTGAGGAGGCTTTCAAATCGCATGATGAAATCAAGACTTTAAGAGAAAGTGTTGATAAACTTTCAGAGGAAACCATCACAAATGCTGCAACTATTAAAGCATTGAATGAAAAGCCACAGGTAAATAAAAACGAAAAACCTAAATCGTTTAAGGCTGCCTTAATGGATGCTATTAAAGCACACCCGGAATTGATTAAAACAAAAACCGATGACAATGGACAACGCGAATCTTTGATTGATTATATCAAATCGAACCAGAGAACCCCTGAAATTGACATTACCAAAGCGGTTGACATGTTGGAAAGCAATATAGTACAATCGAATGTTGCGAATATTCGTTTAACAGAACTCGACCCGGAGCGTGTTGGGATTCCTTTAACTGTTTATCAACACGTGGTAGACGTATTCCCTTCGAGCCAGATTTCTAAACCTTACATGTCGTTACTCGTAGTATATGACTATTCGGATGGATCCGGTACAAAAACCGAAGGTAGCGCCCCTACTCAATCAAGTTTCTTATTAAAAACTGTTGAGTTTAAAGCTTTTGACATTGCAACTTATTTTACTTTGTCTGATGAAACGTTAGACGATCTGCCAGAGGCAATGGACGAACTTGGCATGGTTGCACCTGATAAAATTTTAGCCTCGATAGATGGTAAAATATTACGTGATGGCGGCAATGGAACAACTGATATTAAAGGGTTATTTATTGGAGCAGACACGTGTACAGATTTTGTTGCATCAGATTATAGTGGTACTGTTGTTGATGCTAATAAGGTTGATTTAATCTCAAAAATGAAATTGGCTATTCGCAAAAATAAGTATGCTGCAAATTTTGTTGGATTAAACTCAACTGATATTGAAGAAATCCAAACTTATAAAGATTTACTTAACAATTCGATAGCTGACAAGCGTCTGCAATTTAACGTAAATGGCGATTTGGTGAAAATATGCGGTCTTTCTGTATTTGAAAACGATTCAATTACAGCTAATACTTGTATAGTCGGAGCAACAAACAAACTAAAAATTGGTATCCGAAAAGGTTCTACTATGCAAATCGGGTATAATGGAACGGATTTTACCGAAGGACAAAAAACAGTGAAAGTAAATATGCGACTTGCTTTTGGTGTTCGAGATAAAGCCGCTTTTCAGTACAGTGCAGATATGGCAACCGATGTGACAACTATTACATTAGTATAATATGAAAAGGTTAATTATATTAATGTCGTTTATACTGGTAGCCAGTATTGCGTATTCAGGCAATGTAACTAAAACAGGTTCTATAAAGTTGGGATCAACAGAAGTAACTGGAGGTTTTAGTTTTACAGCCGCTGACACATTAGATGCTGATGATACTATTACTCTGTATATTGTAAATAAACAAAGGTGGTTTCAACATCAGACTTTTACAATTGCATTGGAGCAAGTGACAGTAACCCCGTCCGTTGTTATTACAGCTTACGGTCGAGTAACATCAACAGGCGCATGGGTGCAAATAGGGACACCTATTACATGGACGACAACGGCCAATAATGGCAGCATTACGAGCACTTCGCCACAGCCTTATAATTATTTAAAAGTCGAATGTGTCGCAAGTGGGGCAAGCCAAAAAAGCAAAATTACAGCTTTTGAAGTAAAAACCTCCAATATGTATGACATCCCGGCTAGTTCAGGAACATTAACAGTAAGCCGAGCAACATCGGGTACCGTGACTATTCAAACGGCTGACGATAACGCAAATGCTGCGGCTGTCTATAGAGCAGGTGGAACAGGTGCGTTGACAGTTGGAGCGACAACCGGATCGACTACTTTAACATCAAGTGGTACAGTTGCGATAACGGTTTCTGATGTGGAAATTGGGGCAACTTCGGCAAATGAAACAACCCCTTCGCTATCTATCATAGGGGATGCTGATTCAGATGCTGGGGGCGATACCGATGAGGCTTTTAAAATTGATTTAACAACAAATGCAACTCCGACAAGTGCTATATGGGATATTACAAGCACACAATCAGCTGGGTACAGGTTTGATAAATCTTTAAGAGTAGGATTAGCAACTCCTAATGAAACATTACCTGCTTTGATTATATCTGGCGATGCTGATAGTGATGCCGCGGATGTGACAGAAAATTTTCAAATATTATTAACTCCGAATGCCACACCAACCAGTGCCACATGGGGGTTTACATCAACACAAGGGGCTGGATATACATTTGATAAAGCAGTGAGTATTACAGGTGCAATAAATCAGGCAATTGCCGGAGGTACTGTCGTAACAAGTGCAGGGTTACTCGGTGGAGGCGGAACATCTACGAGTGCCACGCAGACATTAGGATCAGCTGGCGGAAAGGCT